TCTGCCAACTTTCACGCACACGCTGTGGGTCTTTGATGGTGCCTGGATGTTCAAGGACACCGCCCGGTTGTGCGCCATTAGCAAAGAACTTAGCCCCGTATTCTTCACAGGCAATCGCCATACCGATTGCGTTCTTAGCCATTGCTATAGGGCTGTAACCAACAAGACCATCGAATCCAAGACCGGGGATATGAAGAACATCGGAAGGCTTCAAGATGACCGAGGAGCCCTTCATCGTAGGAGCTTCCTCGTTTGAACGTTGATAGGTGTAATAAAGCTGTCCGTGTTCATCACGGTCAACGCTCATCTTATTTGGCATCAAAGGATACAGAGCTACAACCTCATTCTTTCCATTGCGTATAATTTGCGCATAAGCATTTCCCCACAGCAAAAGATGCGTCATAAGCGTCTCCCTGAAAACAAAACTTGACATTTCAGGGTTAGGCTCATCGTGAAGCAGTAGGTAAAGCGGATGATCGATTGCCTTCTCTTTACCACCGCTGTCGGTGTATCTATAAAGATGCAACGGAAGTCCTGCAACCGCTTCGGCAAGAATACGAACACAAGAGTAAACTGCCGTCATCTGCATCGCAGAACGCTCGTTTACGTATTTACCTGCGGTCGATCCGCCCATAAAGAACGTGTACGAACTACCCGCCGTACTGTTTTGGGGCTTGTCACGAGACTTGAAGAGTCCTGAAAAGATACCCATTATAATAACCTCCTCTCATATAAACAAAAGCCCGCGCTGATCATAAACGCTGGCACTGGTGTCGTTACCACATCGGATTGCTCTGTCGAGCGCCATGATGGTTGCAACGGCACCATCTATTTTTTCAGTTGACTTTTCCTTGTCGGGCTTGATGTTGCCCGCAGGATCGGTTTTTATAAAAATGTTGTCCATCATCCAACGCAGAACTGCGTGGCCGCCGTGAGCAATTTTCTCCCCCAATACAAGGTTCATAAGCTCTTTGGTAGGCGGAGACATATCCTTGAAACCCTGTCCGAAAGGAACAACCGTAAAGCCCATACCTTCCAAGTTCTGAACCATCTGTACAGCTCCCCATCGGTCAAAGGCAATCTCACGTATATTGAAGTGCTCACCAAGACGCTCGATGAACTTTTCAATATAGCCGTAGTGAATAACATTACCTTCAGTGGTCTGCATCAGCCCTTGCCGTTCCCAAATATCATAAGGCACATGGTCTCTTCGGACACGCAGTTCCATACAATCCTCGGGAATCCAAAAGTAAGGGAGAACGATGTATCTGTCATCCTCATCGGTGGGTGGAAATACAAGGACCAAAGCGGTGATGTCCGTAGTAGACGAAAGGTCAAGCCCACCGTAGCAGACTCGACCTTCGAGTTCATCTTCATTTACAGCAAAAGCGCATCTGTCCCACTTCTCCATCGGCATCCAACGAACAGCCTGTTTTACCCATTGATTGAGTCGTAACTGCCGGAAAGCATTCTCCTCTGCCGGGTTTTGCTTTGCGGATTCACAGGCGGCTCGAACCTTGTCGATGCCAACTGTTATGCCGAGTGAGGGGTTGGCTTTCTTCCACACCTTGGGATCTGTCCAGTCGTCATTTTCGTCCGCGCCGTATATAACGGGATAAAATGTGGGGTCAACCTTTCGACCTTCGATGATGTCTTTTGCCTTTTGGTGGGTCTCGTAGCAAATGGATTTTGTATCCGTTCCTGCGGTGGTAATAAGGAAGTACAGAGGTTGCATACGAGCGTCACCGGAGCCTTTTGTCATAACGTCAAAGAGCTTTCGGTTGGGCTGCGTATGTAACTCATCAAATACAACACCGTGTATATTAAAGCCGTGCTTGGAATAAGCCTCGGCGGAAAGAACTTGATAAAAGCTGTTGGTCGGAATATATACGATACGCTTGGTTGCGGTCAGTATTTTCACACGCTTTGACAGCGCGGGACACATACGCACCATATCTGCGGCAACCTCAAATACAATAGATGCTTGTTGACGATCCGCAGCACAGCCATACACCTCCGCCCTTTCTTCAAAGTCTCCACAAGTTAGTAATAGCGCAACTGCGGCGGCAAGCTCGGACTTCCCCATTTTCTTCGGGATTTCAATATATGCCGTGTTGAATTGTCGGTATCCGTTTGGCTTAAGGATTCCGAAAAGATCACGTATGATTTGCTCTTGCCAATCAAGAAGCTCGAAAGGCTTTCCTGCCCACGTGCCTTTTGTGTGGCACAGGCACTGAATGAAGTTGACCGCATAGTCTGCCGCCTCTTGATTGTAAACCGAGTCCTTGGCTTTGAATTTCGTAGGCTTATACTTTTTTCTCGTAGCGATAACGGTCCCCTCCTTTCATAGGAATAAAAAAACAGCCCTATGGCTGTAACGAGGAAAGAGCCTCTCGGCTCAATCCAGGGTTATTAAAACGATGTGTATTCGGTCATTCTCGACTCACCTTTCGTAATCGTAAAGGTGCAGCCACCGTGAAACTTGTCTCCTTCCTTAGCTTTCGGTCCCCATTCAAGGGCACGGTTGAATGTGATGTCGTGCATACGGCAGCCATCGGATTTGAGAATCAAAAGCAATGCTTTCAAATCCTGCGATGCTCTGCACCGAAATCCGTACTCACCCGGCACACAGTATTCTGCGAAGTAAACCATCTTTCCTCCCTTAGAAGTGCATGCTGATTGCGTTGTATTCACTTGTCAGTCTAGCAACCTCTTGTGCAATGCACTGACGGCGGAAAGCGTTCTTGCAAGCCTTGCCTTCTGCGGTGAGCTTTTCGATTTCGGCCTTGCGTCTTTTCAGAACCTCGATTTCGTTGCCGTCCAGCGCATCCTTCAAGTCTCTTTCAAATCTTGTCATTGGTATGACCTCCATTCCTTTTGTTGTACACATATTACCATACAATTCGGTATATATCCAGTCATTATCGAGATATATAGTACACAAAGTTTCGGAGAAATGATTGTGTATATTACAGCATTATCCTTCGCCTGTAAGGATAAAATGAACATAAGCTTTCTTGTTATCTTCGATGAATGTCACAAGCTCGTACAACTCCATTTCAAATGCGATCCTTTGTACCGCAATGGTATCAAACATATTCGTAAGGCCCGTGTCGCGGACTTTGAGGATTTGTTCCTTGATCTGCTCACTCATCATCCTTCACCACCCTGCAAACATCCTCACCATAGACAACTCCGAGACTCGAACCGCAATCCCACTGCACGTGAATTGTACCGATGTCATCGACACCTTTGACCGTGCCGCGGCAACCGGGGACAAGAGTCGTGTTATAAGGATCATTCATTTTAACCAGTTCCACACGTGCACCAACGGGATAATGTGCTTTTCTGTTCTCTAATACCTCTTTGGAAATCTGCCACATATTAGTTTGCCTCCTTTGACGTTTTGTAAGCCGAGGACCCCGAAAGGTTCCGAAGCAGGATTTTTCGCATTTCTTTGTACTCTTCGCCGATGAAGCCAAGGCGAAGAAGGAAGCAGCGGAATGCGTACTTTTCATTCTCTACTTCCTTTTCCCTTGCGGTAATGCGTTTCTGCGTCCTTGCCATTTCGCAAAGTGCCGTAATGAAATGCATATAGGCGTTAACCTCGTGCATATCACCGTAAGGTCTGAACCACGGGAAGTCCACTCGGTTGCCTATACGGATGATCGGAAGTTCCTCTGCACCAAGCGCCTTTTTTATAAGAGCGCCCTTTGCGCTTACAATCGCGTGCAGGTTTTCAAAGGTTGCATCGTTAATCTCGGATGCAGGAATTTGAATACTGATGCCCGTGGGGTCACCAACTGCTTTTTTCTCAACCTCGTCATCTTCCTTCTCGGTGTGACTCTGGTCTATATCAAAGCCTTCATCGTAGATATGCTCAAGCAAGCGCTCGACCACGTCACTGTCGATTAGATCACTGAAGCTGAGGCTTCCGTCCTTTTCGACCGTGAAGCGGTCAATTTCGTATGCGAAGGTTGGTGCGCCGCAGTAATGGGCTTCTTCGCCAAGCCACGTTGCAATGGTTTTTACAAGTCTTTTGCGTTCTTCGCCTTTGGCGTTAATGGTAATCGTCATGGTAATGACCTCCTTGTTTTTTGGTATACACATATTAACTCTAAAATGCTGAAATATCCAGTCATTTCGGAGATATTTATGTGTAGAATACAGGGGCCATTATTCGGTATCAATTTGTGTATAGTACACGATTCCCGATAGCACAAAGAATACGCACGGAAGTGCAACTCCATTGCCCCAAAGCTTATATTCTGCGGAGTCCGAATGCGGGTGCTCGAGCCACCTGCGGATCTGTTTTTCATTCTTGGGTTTGCATCCACCGATGACGTTTGCGTAGGTGTTCCATACATCCTGCCAAAAGCGAATGTCCTGAATAGCGGGATATTTATCTTCAAGACCGCTGCACCACCAATCCGGGAAACCTTGAAGTCTCGCACATTCGGTGGGAGTGAGTCGGCGCACCGTGTAATCGGTTTCCAGAACGCCATTATGATGTCCGGGACAGGTTCCGTTTACAAGGGTGTTACCGCAGTTCTCAAGGAAATACTTCCCAAGGTCTCTCGCACAGGAAGGATCGAAACC